AGATACTCAACTACAAGAAGAAACAGTTAATCGTATCAAAGAATTATTTACAGAAAAATTATTAGATTCAAGACTTGAGGAAGCCTTACCAATACTTGCAAAATTAGAAGTACGTGATATGAATGAAATTAAAGCATTTGAAACATGGACCAATGAAGCTGATGTAACTGATGTATCAGAACCTAAAGAAGTATATGTTCCTACAGTAGGCGATAGTATTAAAACTATAGAAGGTGGTGCTTCTGGTACTATAGAAGAAATAAAATTATTTGATAATGCAGTAATATTTAGATCAAAAGATGGAAAATTACATAAAACCGATATGGATAATGTAGAACCAAATACAATGGGCGAAGGAACCAAGCCAGAAGAAATTGACCCAGTAGGTGACCCAACAACTATAACTAAAGCAGAATGGAAAGAAACACATAAAGATTTTAAAGGAATAATTGATGGCGTACCACATATGATGTATTTAGACCCAGATACAGGAGGCACTATATCAGTACCTGTAAAATTTGTTGATGAAAGTAAGATGAAATCACTCTCAGAACAATTAGATAGAGGTACGTTAACTGAAAAAGGCAGAATAGAAGATATTTACGAAGGTAAAATAACTAATTTTATAAATGGATTGGTAGCGGCAGGTGTTATTACAGCTGGAATAGCATCATCAATGACAGTAGATGACGCTATAAACAATCGTGTACCAGTTGTTAAAGTAATGAAAGCGGATTTAAAGCATGCTGAACAAAGTGGTAATGATGAGTTGGCAGATGAAATTAAAGATGAATTAGATAATGTTATATTAAGATTAAATATTGGCAAAGACATGCATTATGTTACAAAAATGCAGGATAAGTATCTAAAATGAAAATTTTTGAAGTAACAATGCATGAAGATCTCTGGAGTAATTTACAATCAATCTCTAAAGGTATATTTTATAGAGCAGAAGAAAAAGGAACCGGAAAAGGTATAGGATTATCCGCATTGGGTGATGGAACATATCTTACTTGGGAAAAACCTTCAGCAGAATATTTTCTAACTCAATTAAAAGACGGTGTAATAAAAAAATACAAAGTTAAGCCTGGATTAAAAATGGCTGATAAAATATCTGATGAATTTGGACAAATAAAACACAAAATGGGTTTCCAACCTTGGGAATATAGTAATGATCCAATGTTTGGTGCTATGTTAAAAATGGAATTACAAGATGCCGGATATGATGGAGCAATAAGTGACAACCCAATAGAAGGTATTGTTATATTTGATCGTAATAATATAGAAGAAGTTGAATAAAATACACACATAATGAATAAAATACGCACATAATGGTGCGTTTTTTTATGGTTTTTATTTCGGTAATATAAATACTAGACATAAGAGTAATATGCATATATAATTGTTTATAAATGTATTTTACAGATTTATGTAAGGCATATTAAAAGGCAAATTAAGGCATATAAGGAGACATAAAATGGCAACATTAACTGAAATTCGTGCTAAACTGCAAGCCGCAGAGACAAAAAATACCGGCAACTTCGTCGGTGACAACGCTATATATCCACACTGGAATATTAGAGAAGGAGAGAATGCAACACTTCGATTCTTACCTGACTCCGACACCAGTAATTCATTTTTCTGGGTTGAACGAGCAATGATTCGATTACCATTTAATGGTATTAAAGATCAACCTTCGGATAATAAAAATCCGTTAGTTCAGGTTCCATGTGTAGAAATGTGGGGAGACGCTTGTCCTATCTTAGCTGAGGTTCGTACTTGGTTTAAAGATAAAGGTCTTGAAGATCTTGGACGCAAATACTGGAAAAAACGTAGTTATATTTTTCAAGGTTTTGTACGTTCAAATCCAATGGATGAAGAAACTACTCCAGAAAATTCAATTCGTAGATTTATTATGAGTCCACAACTTTTTACTATTATTAAGGCGGCACTCATGGATAGCGAATTGGAAGAATTACCAACTGATTATGTTAGGGGTTTAGATTTTCATGTGAAAAAAACCCAGAAAGGTGGGTATGCTGATTATACTACTTCAAATTGGGCTAGAAAAGAATCTGCAATAACAGCAGAGGAACAAGCCGTTATTGATCAATATGGTCTATTTAATCTTGCTGATTTCTTACCAAAGAAACCAAGTGAGCAAGACTTAAAGGTCATGAAAGAGATGTTTGAAGCAAGTGTTGACGGCAGACCTTATGACGCAGATCGTTGGAGTGCATATTATCGTCCGGCTGGAATGTCGGCAACTAATGCCAATCCAAAACCGGTAGTAACTGAAGCATCACCAGAAGTTGTAGCTACAGCATCAACAACGCCAACAACTTCGGTGCAAGAACCAGTAGCTGAAACTACTGCTCCGGCAGAAGAGAAGCCAAGCGGACAGAAAGCCGAAGATATTCTTGCAATGATTCGTGCTAGACAAAACAACGCATCATAAGTTGTAATAATAAGTATAGCGGTAATTTTTTGCCGCTATACTTGCTAAGAATTTTTTAATGAATTGAGGTAATAATATGGGTAAACCATTTGATGTAAGTAAGTTTAGAAGAAGTATAACAAAAAGTATACAAGGATTAAGTATAGGTTTTAATGATCCAACAGATTGGGTTAGTACAGGTAATTATGCTCTTAATTATCTTGTAAGCGGAGATTTTTATAAAGGTATTCCTTTAGGAAAGGTTACGGTATTTGCTGGCGAGTCTGGTGCTGGAAAATCTTATATTTGTGCAGGCAATATTGTTAAAGAAGCACAACTACAAAATATTTTTGTTGTATTAATTGATTCCGAAAATGCATTAGATGAGTCCTGGTTACATGCATTAGGTGTAGATACTTCCGAAGAAAAATTAATGAAATTATCAATGTCAATGATAGATGATGTTGCAAAAACACTTAGCGAATTTATGAGCAGTTACAAAGAATTACCAGAAGAAGATAGACCCAAAGTAATGTTTGTTATAGATAGTTTAGGTATGTTATTAACGCCAACAGACATAAAACAATTTGATCAAGGCGATTTAAAGGGCGACTTAGGACGTAAACCTAAAGCATTAACAGCAATGGTACGTAATTGTGTAAACATGTTTGGTAGTTATAATGTTGGTATGGTTTGTACTAATCACACTTATGCTAGTCAAGATATGTTTGACCCAGATGATAAAATTAGTGGCGGACAAGGGTTTATATATGCAAGTTCGATTGTTGTTGCAATGAAAAAATTAAAACTTAAAGAAGATGAACAAGGTAATAAAATAACAGATGTTAAAGGTATTCGTGCCGCATGTAAAGTAATGAAAACACGCTATACAAAACCATTCGAAGGTGTGCAAGTAAAGATACCTTATGAATCTGGAATGAATCCTTATTCGGGTTTAGTAGATATGGCAGAAAAAGCAGAGCTCTTGACAAGGGAAGGTAATAGTTTAGTGTTTACTACTAGTGATGGCGAAACTATAAAGAAATTTCGTAAAAAATGGGAAGCCAATGAGGATGGTTGTTTAGATAAGTTAATGATTGATTTTAACAAAACTGATAATGTTATTTCTGAAGCGGAAAGCATAAGTACTCTTGAAACAAAAACTCAAGAGGAGTCAATCGGAGACTAATGAAAAAAGATATAGATGTAGCCGTTGAAATTTGGGATATTGCAAAACAATATATGATCGACCAGGATCGTAGAGATGCCGCAGGTGATGTTATCTGCTCGTTAATAGATAGTTCTGGTTTCGCGGCTGAGGATATTTTAGATAGTGGTTTTCAAAATGATAGACAAATTAAACAAGCCCTTAAGGATTACTTCGTTGATGATTATACTCTTGAGTCAGATAATGACGACGAGGAGGGATTTGAAGAATATTGGGAAGATGAATAATGTGGTATAATAAAATTACCTCCAATATTAATAATATTCCAGACTTCTTGTTGCATTATGAAAATGAATTAATAGCCGCCAAAAAAGAATGTAAAATATATGGCAATGTTGAATCAAATTTACGCGACTTGCCTGGTATTACAGAACACCGTTTTAATCAATTACAAGAAATAGAAGCAGTATTAAATTATCTTAATATTCAACTTAGAAAAATTCGTAGAAAACATTTCCAAAAATATCTAGAAGGGTATCAACGTGCTCTTACCTCTAGAGATGCTGAAAAGTATGTTGATGGTGAAGATGAAGTAATTGATTTTGAAACCTTAATTAATGATGTTGCATTGCTTAGAAATAAGTGGTTAGGCATACTTAAAGGTTTTGAAAGCAAGAACTTTATGTTAGGACATATTACCAGGTTACGCACATCTGGTATGGAAGACGTCAGCGTTTAATAAAAAACCCTACTTAATAACCTTAAAATAAATATAGTAGTATATTATTTTAAGAGTATAAAATTGACTAGAAAAATAACAGCAAATGTATATCATGTTTTTATTGGTTGGGAAAAATCTCAAGCTGTAGCCGCTGAGATTTGTAGATTTAGTATACTTAAATATGCTTCAGGATTGGTTCAATTTCATTATTTAAAGAAAAAAGAATTAATAGAAGATGATCTTTATTCACGAGTTCCTAAAAGTAAAACCCTCAGAAGTTTAGTAAAAGAACCAGCCTCTACAGAGTTTGCATTAACTCGTTTTTGGGTGCCTCATTTAATGGAATATGAAGGTAATGCATTATATTGTGATTGTAGTTTTTTATGGACAACAGATATTGTAGAATTATTTAAAAAAATGGATAAAGAAAAATCTGTTTATGTTGTACCACACGATCGGTATGGTTATAAGCCCAAATCATTGTTTAAAATGGAAAATAAAGATAATATAATTTATGAAAAAAAGAATTGGTCTAGTATGATGTTATTTAATTGCAGTCATGAAGATTGTGTAAATCTAGATCTAAATAAATTGAATACTAAATCTAGTATGTGGTTACATCAGTTTTCATGGACAGAAAATATAGGTTTTTTAGAACCCGAATGGAATTTTTTAGCCGGATATTATAAAGAAGAGAAAATTGGTAAACCTAAAGCAATAAATTATACAGATGGCGGACCGTGGTTGAATGATCATAAATTTCCTTCAGGGTTAGCTTATGTTTATGAAAATGAATCCGAAAGCGGACTGGAAAAATTTAAATTAGATGCATTATGGAAGAATACTGCGTATGCAAAGAACTGGGCAGATAATTATAATGAGTATAGAGAAATACCTCAGGAGGAAAATTTGTTGAACCCAAAAGTACTAAAAAAACCAAACAAAGATATGTGGAAAAACGGAACAGAAGACCAAATGGTTTTTCAAAATGATGTTAATAAAGATTATGAATCCTACTTTTTATATCTGAATAAACTATTGGAAGATCCCGATGGTTGTTTTCATGATGAGAAATATACATTAGAAGGATTAAATAAAATGATCAAACATAGAATTAAAAATACAATCGTAGGAGTTAGCGGAATGGAAGATTTAAGTCCGAGGCAAAAAGAGAATGGTATGAAGTATGATGGTATTGTTGGACAATTTATTAAAGGCGCCAATGGATACGTAACTAACTTTGAACACGCAAAAACATTAAATGATAAACAACCTGTGGTATTTAGGGGTATTGTTAAACGTAATGTTTGGGAATGGTGTAAAGAAAAGAATCGAGATTATTTTTATATTGATACAGGTTATTTTGGTAATGAAAAGCATAAAGATTACCATCGTATCACAAAAAATAATTTACAATATTTAGGTGATCTTCGAGATGTTTCTTCAAAAAGGTTTGAAAGAACCACAAATGTTGCACCATTAAAGAAATTTACACCTGGTAGTAAAGTATTAGTATGTCCTCCAAGTGCAAAGGCAATGAAATTTTATAGACAGGCAGATCCCGAGTTTGGAGAATGGTGTAAAGATATTCCTTGGCAAATAAAAGGATCAGCTGAATTAGATAAATGGACAGAACATATTCAAAAAGTTATCAAAGAGAACACAGATAGACCTGTAGAAATTAGATTAAAACAAGGGCGTAGTGTTCGTACAAGTACTGATACGATTGCAATGGCACTTGAAAAAGATGTACATTGTTTGGTTACATATAATTCTATTGCGGCAGTTGAGGCTTTAATGAATGGTAAACCAGCATTTACATTAGGTCCTAACGCTGGTGCTCCATTGTGCCTACATGATCTTACTAAAATTGACGACCCATACATACCAAGTGTGGATGAAGTATTTTATTTGTGTTGTAATTTAGCATATCAACAATTTAGTAAAGCAGAACTTTTTAATGGCACAGCCTGGAGTCTTCTGCAAGATTGGTACGGTCCAGTCGGTGATATGAGTAAGTGAAAATAGCTGTATACATTTCTGGTGTACCGCCAAAAATTAAACCTGGTAATGAATTTAAAAGAAATATTTTAACCTGGTTTGGCGAAGGTGCAAAAATCTGTGGGGATGATGTTTATCTAGTTAGTGATTATAATACGGTCCTTAACGTTGATGTTGCTGTAATTCAGGGTTGGACAAATAAAACTAATTATGGACATTTAAAAGTACGTCATAATGCTATACAAGGACAATTAACTAAAAATCGCGATATTGTAATATTAGACGCTAATTTGTTTGGTTTTTTAACACTTAATGATTTTAACAAATATTTACGTTATAGTTTAAATGGAATTTTTCCAACCGATGCTTGGTATTTTAATAAGGATATGGATCTAGCAAGATGGGGAAAAATTAAAAAGGCTTGTTGTTTTGAAGAAGTTCCTTGGAAAACAGATGGTGATCATATTTTAATATGTTTACAGCGTAATGGCGGGTGGTCAATGCATAAGAAGCCTGTTACGGAATGGTTACATGAAACAATAACAAAATTAAGAATGTATACTGATCGTAAAATTATAGTTAGAGGGCACCCTGGAGATGTAAAAGAATTAACTAAAGTAAATTCTCGGTGGCGCCAGACTAATTGGACGAATATTGAAATTAGAGACCCAAATGATAAAACTCTTCGACAAGAATTAATGAATATATGGGCAACAGTAACATATAATTCTAGCCCTGGCGTTGCTAGTGTATTATGTGGAGTACCGGTGTTTGTTACTGACCCAATACCACAAAAAAGTCAAACTTTTCCAATTTGTAATACTCGCCTTGAAGAAATCGAAAATCCAATAATTGGTGATAGAGAAGAATTTTATCATAGGTTAGCACAATGTCATTGGAATTCTAATGAAGTTAAAACCGGCGAAGCCTGGGCGTTTATGCGAGAACGTTTTCCTAGTAAATTTCCTAATTTACCTTGATTTTATATTTTTCCAGTAATCTACATCACCATTTATATTTTGATTTCGAATACTAACATCATCGGGTAAAGAGTGACCTAACTCTTTTCTTTGTGTTCCTTTCATATGATCCATATATTTTCCTAGTACACTAGCTATAAATGGATGTCCTGGACCTTTTCCTTTTATTGGTGGTGTTAAATTGTAAAAAGGTGTATTTCTTTCTTGCTGAAATTTTTTACGTATTTCATCAAATACAAAACTATCATGATATTCTCGCAAGTTAAATAAACTATCGTTAACATATAAATTTCTCCAATAATTCATAAAATCTTGATTATCTTTATGTTTAGTATTGTATGCAACCCAGCCACATTCAGAATGATATTTTGTGTTACGACCTAAATAACTAACATAATATTCATCTGGACAAACTTCTTTTAAAAAATCAAAAGGTATATCTTTAAATGTTTTACTGTCAGCATCTAACCAAATTACCCAATCGCTATTGAGTGTTGTACAAGCATGTATTACTGAAAATACTTTATGTGAAAACCTAACAGCGTCCCATTTAAAATTGTTATCCTTGTATGGTATTCCAGTATCTTTCATTACTTCACCGTTTGCTACAGGATTATTTTTATGTTTGTTTTTAAATGCAACAAGGTCAGGACAAGTGGCATGTAAATCTAATATATGTATATTAGGTTTGGACACATGTGGTTGACAATCTTCTGCATATACATATAAATTAATTTCATTTGGCCAGTGTTTTTCAAATGAATTAATCATAGTTTGAGCATACTTGTCTAGCCCCGGTTTGTGAAAAGTTGTAATAACAGAATATTTCATTTTATCTCGATCAGGTTAAATATATATAATAAGAACAAATATAACTTATTTAATCGTTTATGAGAACACTTGCTTATTTTCCAAATAACCGAGCATTTAACTCGGGTGCAGTAATGCGTGCCTTTGAAAAAAGTGCTTCTAAACATTTTAAACTTATTAAAAATTCTTTAGATTGTGATATGGCCGTTATTTGGAGTTGCCTCTGGGCTGGACGTATGCGTGGTAATAAAGAAATATATGATTATTATAGAGCACAAAACAAAACAGTAATAATAATTGAGGTAGGTGCAATTGAAAGAGGAACAACCTGGAAGATAGCACTTAATCATATAACTTCAGAAGGTATATATGGAAACACCAAGAATTTAGACCCAGATCGCCCTAAAAAATTAGGATTAGAATTAGTACATCAACATAAAGGTGATAATGGAAAAATATTATTAGCGGGACAACATCTGGCGAGTCATCAATTATATAAATTAGATAATTATGAAAATTGGCTACAGCAACAAATAGAAGAAATAAGAAAACACACCGATAGAAGAATAGTAATTAGACCCCACCCTAGATCACAAATAAATCAAAATAATTTTCCCTTACATGCTGTTAGATTTCAGATTCCGTTGCATCTTACAAATACATATGATAGTTTTAATATAAATTTTAGTTTTCATTGTTTAGTAAATTATAATTCATTTGGCCCAGCATTTGGAGCGATTATGCATGGTTGTCCGGTTATAGTTGATAAAACTAGCCTCTGCCATCCTGTTAGTAATACATATAAAGACATAGAACAACTTAAAGAGAAAGACCAAACAGAATGGTTATTGCAAATAGCACATACTGAATATACTGTTGAAGAAATTAGAAATGGTGATTGGTATAAACGATTAGAGGAATATCTTGGGTAAGAAAGTCTTAGATTGTGCCTGTTTAATACATGGCGATTATTATAAATTTGAATACGTCGAAATTCTAGAACGTAGTCTTAGACGTAATTTTGACACTCCAATAAATTTTCATGTATGGACCGAAGCAGATCGTAATGTTCCAGGACATATGATTAAGCATGATTTATCTGATCTTGGTGTATGTGGCCCCAAACAAAGTTGGTGGTATAAGACTCAACTTTTTGACACTAGTAAATTCGCAGGCAAACTTTATTATTTTGATTTAGATGTTATTATAACTGGTAGTTTAGATTGGATGCGTAAGTTAAATGTAGAGAAACAATTCTGGGCAGTTCGCGATTTTAGATATTTGTGGCGACCAAACAAATATGTTATTAATAGTAGTGTTATGGTTTTTGATGCCACTCAGCATCTAGATTTATGGAAGAAGTTTGCATATAATAAAACACATATGATGAAAAAATATCATGGTGACCAAGATTATGTATATGAGTATTTAAAAACTACCAGTCCCAAAATGATTAGATATTTTGATGTTAATAGAGTTCGCAGTTTTCGCTGGCAAGTGCTACATGGCGGTATGGAATTTTTAACACGGCAATATCCTAAAAAACAGCAAATTGATGTGGAAATTGGCCCTGATACTAGTATAGTAGTCTTTCATGGTGATCCAAAG